AGTCTTGTGCAAACTGCTCCACATCGTAGAACTTCATTTTACTGCGATCCACCCCCATCACAAACTTTTTGTTGGTGTTTTCATCTCCGTATCGGTTCTTGAGTTGCTTGACCAGTACCTGATTCAGAGAGTCTAATTGTTCAGTACGAATTACCGCAAACATAAAGTCGGCAGTCGCTGGCAAACCGAATGATTCTGATGTGTTTTCTAATCCGACATCGCTGTTGTTAAATCCACCACGATTGGTCTGTGTTGCCGAAAATATGGGAACATTATTTTCAACCGCAAGCCCGCGCAACTCTTCTGCAATCGCCTTGATGTACACATAGGTGTTCATATTTGAGTTCATCTTGACACGAGAACTGGCACAAATGTTCAGGTAATCCACAAAGATGATATCAGGCACAAACTTCTTCTTGATCTTTAGTTCGTGCAGCAGATGACGAAAGTGTGCAACAGTTGCGCTTGCGGTGGGATACTCCTTGATAATCAGGTTTCCACGCACCGATCCAACTGCTCTGGCTAAACGCTTCTCGTAAATTTCTTTCGGCAATTCTTTCAGTTCATCAAGCGCAGTATCCATCAGGTTGGCGTCTATGCGTTCTGCAATGCGCTCCTCTGCCATTTCGCAAGTGATATACAGCACATTCTTGTTTGCTGTAAGACACGCAGCAGCATGATGACACATGAACATGGACTTGCCTACACCTGTTCCTGCCATAACAATGTTCAAAGTTTTGCGCGGTACTCCGCCCTTCGTGATCTTGTTGAAGAACTCCAAGTCGAATGGCATCTTCTCTTCAATCCGATGATAGAATTCATACCGCTTGTCGGTATCGCTCATGTAGTCGTGCCCAATGGCTGTGTCAAATGACACAGAAAGAGCATCAGATAGCAACTGCGGGATGGCATTCTTGGTAAAGTTCTTATCTTTGCCATCTAGAATCTGAATGGATGTAAGCACGGCGTTGTACACCGCCTTATCTTTGCAGAACTTCTCGGCAGTATCAATCAACCACAACAGATCGGTGTTTTCGTCCAACCCAAACACTTCGTTGATGAGCGCAACACATTGCTTGTGTTCGTCGCCGTTTAGACGCGAACTATCCAAGCAAATTACCAATGCTTCTTTGGTTGGTTGAGCATTGTATGTGTCTACAAAGTTCTTGATGCAACGATAGACAATTTGCTCTGGCTTGGTACTGAAGTATTCCTCTCGCATGAAAGGAAGAACAGCACGAACAAACTCTTCTTTCTTGGCCAATGCACCTAATATGATCTTCTCAGTTTGCAATGTATCCTAACTCATTCTGTGACATGATTGGAATAGAATCTACCCCGCGATTCAAGTTATAGTCCATGATGTCTACAAGTATATCACCAATATACTGCAAGAATCGCTGTGCGTCAGCGGTCTTTAGTGCGCCTGGGTTTTCAATGACATAGTACTCAAAACTTACACGAACGCGATCATCTTCTTCCAAAAGCCTTGTGCGCCCGTAGTGATAGACGACACCTTCCCACTCACCATTTTCAAGACGGATCGGAGTAAATGGCGCCATCCTGTTTAGCAGGATGGAGTACTGTTTTCCGTTTACTTCACGGAGAATCTCAGATTGACTCGTCTTTAGGTGAGGATTAGTTACTGTTTTCGGCTTCTCCTGATTCGGAAAGAAGCCGGGGAGAGGTTTCTCCATCATCAGCATCCCTTTCCACAGAAGAACCGTACTTGAAATGTAACGCCACCATTTTTTCCAAATCATTCATTACCTCTTTCGTGAAATACTTCTCAGGATTCTCATTGATATTCTTCTCAAAGGCTTTGCTTCCGTCAGGCAACTCAATGCGCGTGGAAACCTTCTTGAAAATTCCAAACTCCAAAGCCAAATCTAGCAGACCGTAATATGGATTCAATCCACTATCGTAGGTCACAAGCACATCAACCTTAGAATTCTCTTTGGTCAAACGAGATTTGTACAGTTTGCAATGAATGATATTGCCAATCACCATATTGTCGGCATCCTTCACCTTTTTCTTGCTGAGATACACAATGGTAGATGCAGCGTATTTCAATCCACTTCCTCCGCCCATTTCCTTTGTAGGGATATACGCACCAACAACATCATAGGTGTGGTTGGTCATAATCAGAGGAATACCTGCGGCTCCCAACTTCAAAGTCAAAGTTCTGAATGTTGCCTTCACAACCTGTGCGCGAGTCATGTCTCGCACATCTTTGCCTGACGCAGTATCTTCCACTTCTTTCTTGGTGGAAAGCATTCCAAGCGAGTCAAGCACCATCATCATTGGCTTCTGCTTGTCTTTGGGTAGAGCGCGATAGTTGTCTACAATCTGAATGGCCTGATGACGGAACTCTTCCACCGTACCAACAGGAAACACAGCAACTCGTTTCATATCAATGCCGCGGGATTTGAACATCTCTGTGGTGACTGCTTGCTCTGAATCAAAGTACAGAGCAACACCATCAGGATTGTCTGCCAAGAACTTGGAAACAATACTCAGGGTAAAGAAAGTCTTGCCTGTGGCAGATTCGCCAGCAAGAGCGATGATTTTGTTATCGGCAATACCCCCATGCAGACTACCACTCAACAAAGCATTGAATGCATATGATCCTGTATCAATAAATCCGCTGATCTCTCCGCTGAGTCCATCGTCAAGAGTGTTTGCTAGTTCGTTACCCGAAATCTTCACCATACCACGCAAAAAGTCACTCATGCTGTTTCTCCTGTCCGTTTGAGTTCTTGAATACTAAGTTTAAGTCGTATACCGTTTTCAACTGCTTCGTTAAAGCGATCAAGGTTTGATGTCTTGGAGTTCAAGAGTTTTTTCACCAATGCTTGATTTGCTACCGATGCACTCTCCAATGTATGTAGAACAAAGTCGTATGCGTTCTGTGTTAAATGAACGCAGCGGGTAGGATTGCTTTTCCAATCTGTTGCCCACTCAAAGTTTGAGTCAAGATTTGGCATCATTACATTAGATTCTCCAAGGAAACCGGCATAGACTCCGTAACTTCCGTGAGTCTTCTGTCTGCAATCTTACAGTAGTCTGCATTAAGGTCAATACCAATAAACTTGCATCCTTCCAACAAAGCACCCTTGCCTGTGGAACCGCTACCCATGAATGGATCAAGAACGGTTCCTCCCTTGGCACACACTAGTCGTACAAGATATTGCATGAGCGCCGTTGGCTTTACAGTTGGATGATCGTTACCTTCTCCACGATCTGCTTTTGAAATCTTGGCACAATAGAAGAAACGCGCAAGAGATCCGCCTGGATCATCTAATGCTTCCACGGTTTCGTATCCTGTGTCTTCTCCATTATTGTTGAACATCCTGGCACCTGCTGTTCGGTTACGCACCATCTTACCTGGCTTGTCTGTAGGAAATTCAGAAATCACTTCAGCACTTCCATCGTGAACTAGATTTGCAGGCCATCGTCCACCTGGCTTGTATGTGGGAATCTCTTTACCAATCAGCGCGGCAGCACCGAATGCTCCCTTCACAGAACCTTCGCTGTTTTGCTGGCGCTGTATCTTTGTGGGATCGTACTCGTCACCCATCGGAACGCGGCATCCATCAATGTTGATACCTCCTGTACCGTACTTCTGTACATTCTCTATTACTGTTCCTTCCAATGGCTTTCGCGCCATGCAAATGGGTTCGCATGATGGCTTCAGCGCAGTTCCCCAACCTTCCCATTGTTTTGCAGCATCAGTTGCTGCCTTGGTAACAGGAATCTCAGCACCTTTCTGCGTGATTCCCACACCACCACGGGCAAATCCACCGTATCCTTGATTATCTTCTACGGTGACTCCACGGCAGTATCCGACAACTTCTCGTTCGGCTCCTGCTGCTTTATCAATTGCTTTGCTGACATCAAGAGATTTGGGAAAGGTCTTGCTACTGACCCATGTAACGATATCGCGTACTTCCCATCCCGCATCTTCAATGGCAGCAGCGAGTCGATGGTATGTACGAGTTCCGCTGAATGCAAGCAGATATGCTCCTGGCTTGGCGACTCTGAGTGCTTCAACCCAAAAGTCTTTGCCGGGCACACCACGGTCCCATTCGCTGCCCATGAACTCTAAGCCATACGGGGGATCACACACAATAGCATCCACGCTGTTCGCGGGAAGTTTACGCATCTCATTCAGGCAGTTACCGTTGATAATAGTGAAGTTGCTCATCCGAATAAAGTCTCCAATGTTGTTCTGCGTTCGTGACTCCAGCCCACCGTTTCCAAGATGGTTTTCAGCGGTTCCAAGAACGCCTTGTCGAACTGCATATCGTAGTCGATGAATCGTTCAAGGTCAAGTTCTTTGGGAAGATAATCGGGGAATGCTATCACATTTTCACCGAGTGAATTTGGCACACGCAGATGAATGTACTTGATCTTGTCGTGATTAGAAATCTGTTTGTACTTGCGGGTAAGTTTGCGCTGCTTCAGCGCATGGTTCCACACCAACGATGCCCGTACTTGCAACGGAGTGGACTTCTTGTACACCGATGCCGAATCAGAATACTTGTCAAGGCCTCTAACACCGCGAGGAAAAGCGATTATGTGCGGGGGCATTCCATTGAACTCTGCGCGGAACGATTCAATATGCTGAATCACCGTTTCTTGATCCGTGGTCAGAATCAGATTGATGGCTTTGGTCAGCGCATCACGCACCACCTGTGGGGTGGATGAGCGAGTAGTTTCAATACCCATGATCTTGAGAGCAGGCTCTGTGTATCGCACACCCTCGGAGTCATGCACATTCAGAATATACCGCTTCTTGGCAGTCCAAATGCCTGCGTCAGCAATAACCTCGCGTTTCATCACCATCTTGTTGGCGTAAGCGTTCATGTACTTCGCCAACTCATCGTACTGTGCTTCAATGTATGGTTCAATCTTGTCTTCCACACACTTGTGCAAGAAGTTCACGATCTTGGTGGTGTCAGCGCCATTGGGAAATACGCGCTTCACAAGCGCACCCATGCGGAGATAAATCGAGTCTGTGTCTGAGGCAACCACATAGTCCACGGCCGTGGTCTTCAGCAATTCATTCATGTATTTGTTCAGCGCATTCTCAATCCACCTGATGCTGAGTTGTCCTGAAAGTGTGATTGCTTCTGCTTGCCTGATATCGAAGAATCGGAAGTACTCATTGCCCAAAGCACCGTAAGCGGAGTTTAGCGCGATCTTCAACGCCATCTGCTTGGTGGAATGATACGCAATCTGATTGTCACATTCGCGCTTCTGTTTGGGATCGGTCAGCGTTTCCTTGTGTTTCTTGGCGCGAATCATTGCGGTCTTTGCTGCCTTGCGATCCTCGTACATTCGATCCATGAGAGCGGGCAAGAATCCTTGCCGATCCTTGCGGAAACATTGACCGTTTGCTGCCATTGCAAATCCAAGTCCAGGCAGATGCGATGTATCCACCTTGCGGTGCAGCAAATCATCCACGGTGTTTCCCTTGCCCATCCCAACACGATCCACAATGGTATCGGGTGAGATGTTATACTGCATGATGAGATGTGGATACAGCGAGTTCAAGTCAAGCGATACCACCCAATCATGGCGACCAAGCAACGGTTCCTTCACATAGGCGCCAGCGTACTGGAAGTCTTTGCGTGAGTCCTTCTTCATGGGAATCACGGTATTGTGATCCATGAGATACGAATGAATCAGACAGTCCCATGTACGAACCTGTGAGAACACATCTTCGTAGTTGCACTTGGCAAGATACGCAATAGACAGTTGCAGTTCGATGAGTTTGAGTTTGTCGTCCAGGCGCCGAACAAGAGCAACATCCCTGATGTTGTACTCCACGAATCGCTTGAAGTTCTGCTTGTAGAAGTCAGTCATGTTTCCATACTCCTCGTATGACAACTTTCTCTCTCCTAGTTCCACCCCCGCAATGTGATCCAGTTTGTAACTCTCTTGGGTGATAAAAGTATACTGCTTGTACAACTCAAAGTAGTCTAGTGACGAGATACCAACCAGTTCATAGCACACAGTCTCACGCTGCTTGATGACCACGCGCTTTTCTTTGATTTTGCGCCAGGGAGACAAGCGTAGTACCTCTCGGTCGCCCAACACACGCACAATGCGGTTGTGCAAGTACGGCAAGTCAAAGAAACGAGTGTTCCATCCTGTGACTACATCAGGAGGATTCTGTTCCCAATGCTCCAAGAATGCTTCAAGCAAGTCTTTTTCTCGCTTGAATGTTTGTAGTTCTACGGGAGCATCCGCATCCAAGTCTCCCGCAATATCACCCAATGCCCAACAATGGTAGCGATCTTTGCGCCAGAGCGTGATGACATTGATCTGTTCGTTGGGATCTTCAGGAGTTGGGAATGCTGAATCGCAAGTGGTTTCAATATCAATCACTGCCACATCAATGTGATCAACAGACCATGCGATATCTTCCTTCCAATGCTGGCGAGTGTAGTCGTAGGCAAACTGATACTGATACTGTGTGTTACCGTAAATCTCAAATCCTTGCACGCCTTGGTACTGATCCAAGAACTCTCTGCAATCGCGCATGGTTCCAGGCATCACAGGTTCCACTCGTTTGCCATCCACCGTGCGATGCTTGGTGTTTGGCTTGTTGGAAGGCACCCACAGCGTAGGCTGGTATTCTGTTGCCTCATTAAAGCGCAATCCTGTTGCGGAGTCTACCCCGCGCAACAGAATGCGATTACCAAGCAATGAAATGTTGGTGTAGTACTTGCTCATGGTTCATAAGCATAGCACATATTCAGCACTATGCAAGTCACTTCATATATTGTTTTACTCGTTTCCAATACTCAAGGGTTTCAGACTTGTGAGGTCCTTTTGGCCCTCCGTTATGAATACGGGCAAGACTTTGATCTGACGCCCCGCTTAGAGCGTTATGTGCCATATACAGCAACACAATCTTTCTGGCGTAAACTGGATTCCAACAATCTTCATATCGTCCTCCG